TTCAAACAACCAAATCATTACTACGCCTACAACACAATTTTTTAAACGCTACCAAGGCATCATCAATAGCGTTTCTATTACTGAAGATTTCAATACCGATGCTAGAACGCGTGTAGCAACTTGTTCTATTTCTTGTTCATCAATGCGGCGTGTTTTGGAAAACAGATTGTCGGGCGTTAAGACAAACCAAAACAACTGGCAATTTATTTATGCGGGCGATACATCAATGAATCGCGTTAGTGAAATTTCAAACACATTCTTTGATTTTGGTGCGCCGCCTAAAACACAAACACAAGCAAGCGAAACAACAGTTACATCGGATTATCAAAATTCAAAAGAACAACCATGATAAGACCCGCGACAAGATACGACATACCTAGATTGTTAGAAATTGTAGAGGCTTATGCTTATGAAAATCCAATTAAAAAACTTGGTGAACCGTGTAATCACTTTCCTAGGTATGTTGAAGAACTACTGTTTAGCATCATGCAAGGGCGTGGGTTCATTTATGTGGATTCGCATTTGCGCGGTGCGATTGTGGCTTATAAAAGTTCTAACATTTGGTCGCCCAAAGTAAAAGAATTAAACGAACTATTGTGGTGGGTAGAACCCGAACATCGCAATGGAACGGTTGGCGGTAGGCTTTGGAAGGCGTTTGATGAACGCGCAAAGGAAATGCTAAAAGCGGGCGATGTAGATTTTGTTTGCACTTCAATTTCTGCTAACGGGCCGTTGATTGATTACACGCGCAGGGGATACAAAGCCCTTGGCGCAACTTTCGTTAGGGAATAAAAAATGGTTGCAACTTTAATTGCGGGTTTAGAGGTAATTGGCTTTTCAACGGCAATGGCAACCTTTGCCGTTAACTTTGCCATTTCTTATGTTGTTACCCGTGCGTTTGCAGATAACCCTGAAAATCAGCAAGATATGGGCGTTAGGCAACAAGTACCGCCAAGCGCAGTAAACGCTATTCCTATTGTGTACGGCAATGCCTACATGGGCGGCACATTTGTTGATGCGGTTTTGACTACCGACCAAAAAACAATGTACTATGTTTTGGCTATTTCTAGCATTAGCCCTAATGGTCAATTTACATTTGATACCGCCGATATGTATTACGGCGACAGAAAAATTACTTTTGATGGTTCAGATTTAACTAAAGTTGTTAGCCTTACCGATGAAGCGGGAAATGTAGATACAAAGATTAGCGGCAACCTTTATATCAATCTTTATAAATCTACAACGGGTGGAACAATTACATCCGCAAATGGCGCATCAGCACCTAGCACGGTTATGGGCGGTTCTGATATTGTCGTTGGTCAGCGTTGGACAGGAACGCGGCAAATGAATGGTTTGGGCTTTGCCATTGTTAAACTAATTTACAACCGTGATGCCGATACTACACAACTGCAACCAATTACATTTAAAGTAGCGCACACACTAAACGGCACAGGCGTAGCCAAAGCGGGCGATGTTTGGTATGACTACATGACCAACGCGGTTTATGGCGGCGCGGTAGATGCGGCGTTTGTTAATAGCACAAGCGCAACCGCATTAAACGCGTATGGCGACCAAAATATTACATTTACTAATTCAAGCGGCAACCCTGCTACGCAACCGCGCTATCGTATTAACGGCGTATTAGATGCAGGGCAATCGGTTCTTTCCAATGTTGACCGCATCGTTTCCGCTTGCGATTCTTGGATGACCTATAACGCCGCATTGGGTCAATGGTCGGTAGTAATTAACAAAGCGGAATCTACCGCGTATGCGTTTAACGACAACAACATTATTGGCGAAATTCGCGTTAGTGCAACTGACATTACATCGTCAATTAACCAAGTTGAAGCGCGATTCCCGTTCAAAGAAAACCGCGACCAAGCCGCATTTGTAAACATTGAAACGCCTAGCGGTTTACTGTATCCCAACGAACCCGTTAACAAGTATTCAATTACTTATGATATGGTTAACGATTCGGTGCAAGCAAATTACCTTGCCAATCGTTTGTTAGAACAAGCGCGGGAAGATTTAATTGTTTCTTTCAGCACTACCTATTACGGCATCCAAGTTGATGCGGGCGATGTAGTTAGTGTTACCAATGCCGATTACGGTTGGAGTTCTAAACTATTCCGCGTAATGAAAGTTAACGAAGCATCTTTACTTGATGGTAATTTAGGTGCGCGTTTAGAACTAAGCGAATACAACGCACAAGTTTATGATGACCAAGATATTACGCAATTTACACCCGTGCCAAATTCGGGTTTATCTGCGCCTAGTTATTTTTCAGCATTAGCCGCACCTACTGTTACAGGATACCCAAGCGCAACAGTTCCTAATTTTAGCGTTACTGTTTTTGTTCCAGTTACAGGGCGTGTTACTTTTGCTAATTTGTTTTACACAACAAGCGCAACGCCAACATCCGCTGATTGGCGTTTGTTAGGCACGGCATCAACAAGTAATAGTCAACCCGTAACCAACAATACTTATTACACATTTGAAAATCAAATTCTTTCTGCGGGAACTTATTATTTTGCTTACCTTGTTGGCAATGATGTTGGTCAATCTACATTAAGCACAAGTAGTACGGCGTTTGTTTGGTCGCCTACTGGCGGTACTACAGGCCCGACAGGGCCAACGGGAACAAGCGTTACAGGGCCTACAGGCCCGACAGGGTTTGGAAGCACAGGGCCGACAGGACAAGCGGGCTTGCAAGTAGCCCGACCCGCCGTTTATCAATGGGCATTGTCAACGCCTAGCATTTCAGGTTCATCTACATATACATGGTCAAGCGGCGCATATACCGCCCCTAGCGGATGGTCAACAACCATTACCGCCGCACCAAGCGCAGGGTTTATTCTTTATACGGCAACGGTTACTGTTACTGATGTTGCAACCGCAACAAGCACGGCGTTTAGTTGGACAAGCGCAAGCATCGTTGTTTCAGGATATGCGGGTACTAACGGCGCAACAGGGCCTACAGGCGGCGCGGGCGCAACTGGCCCTACTGGTGGTGCGGGCGCGGCGGGTGCATCAGCAAGAATTATGTATGCGCGTATTGCAAGCAATCCAACGCCCGTATCAGGCACGGTAACTGTAGCGGGCGATAACCGACCAAGCGGCGCAGAAGGTAGCGCGGTATGGGGTGCATCGTTTAATGTCACTTGGTATGCAAATGACCCCGACCCATCTAGCAATAATTCTTTATATCAAGCCGATGGTATTTATAACGGTTCTACAACTTCTTGGTCAACGCCTTACATTTCAGCATTAAAAGTTGGTGCGCTTTCTGCGGTTTCTACCAATACGGGTAGCCTAACAGTTAGCGGAACTTTGCAATCTAATACCGCGGCAATCAGCGGTACGACAATGACGGGTTCGGGCGGTGTACTTTACGCATCAGGAAACTTTGCGTTTGGTAACAGTACAACAAACATTGCGTTTAATGGTTCGCAAATGACCCTTAACGGTAATGTTGTTGCTACTGCAAACATTAATAGTAATGCCGTTACAAATTCAAATAGTGCCTACACGGGCGGCGGCATCAGCATTTCAAAAGATGCGGCGGTAGAAACTACCGTGCAATCAGTTGTTTTAACTTGTAGTGGCGCAAGGGTTTATGTTGCAACATCAGGGCGCATTGAACTTGGCTATAACACCGTTGACAATGTTTATGAAGATGTTATTGCGGTTTTGTATATTGATAGCCTTGCATTAGATTTTGCTTGGAATTCAATGAATTTTTCTTTTAGCGGAATCCCTGCGGCGGGAACATATACATTTAGCGTAAAAGTTCATGTGGCTTCTACTTATGCAAGCGGTTCTAATGGCATTGCATCTAGCCGTTCAATGTTTGTTATGGAAACAAAACGATGACATACACAATTTACAAAACTGCAACTGGCGAAATTTTGCGTATTGTTATTTGCAATGACCCTGAACAACAAATTGCCGATGGCGAAGCGTACATAGAAGGCAAGTTTTCAGATATTGATTACATTGTTTCTAATGGGCAAGCGGTTGCCAAACCTATTGCAATTTTTGATGTTGATGCCGCCGCTATGCAAATTCGCATTAAACGCAACAAATTATTAGCCGCTTGCGATTGGACACAAGTAAATGATGTTCCCGCGGCAACTAGCCAAAAATGGGCAACTTATAGGCAAGCATTGCGCGACATTACTGAACAACAAACTTTTCCCGTAAATGTTGTATTTCCCGTTGCCCCAAATTAAATAAACCTATAAAATAACTAAAATACAATACACCATAACCGCGGGATTCGCGGATGTTCTAACTAAGTTTAGGGAACGCTATGGCGATTTTTAATAAAAATACCCTTGCACAAGTAAGCGGTTTTGACAACCCCATTCTTGCGGGCGAATTGGTATGGAATCAGAAAACCTATTGGAATCTGACATTCACCAATTCCGCTAATGGCTTGCCCGTCAATCTGACAGGCGCAACCCTAGATGCCCAAATTGTTCGCCGCGAACTATCCAACATCATTGATACCCGCAACGGTTTAACTTTTGACATTGCCGATTACAACCCCGCGCCCGCCGCAATCCCATTAACGATTACTAACATTGTTGCCGCCGCGGGTTCATGCACATTGGTAATTGATGCTAGTGCATGGTCGCTAATGAGCAATGACCCCGAATTAGAAATTAACGCCGTTGACCCCGTGGGTTACTCAGGTCGCGTTAAGGTTAGTTTTCCAGTATCAGGTTCTACCCCTGCGGATGATTCCATTATTTTCTTGTTGTTCTTGGTGCGTAGCGATGGGGTGATTGTCCTATGAGCAACATCAAAGTTTCCGTTCAAGATGGCAACAATGTAAATCTACAAGTAACGCCACAACCGCGCATTGATTTGCGGATTGACAGGGCGGTTAGCGGGGCTACAGGCCCTACAGGTCCATCAATTGTAGGGCCAACGGGCGCGACAGGGCCAACTGGTGCAACGGGTGCGCCAAGCACGGTGCAAGGCCCTACGGGGGCTACAGGGCCTACAGGAAGCCAAGGCGCATCAATCACAGGGCCTACGGGTGCGACAGGGCCAACTGGTAGTCAAGGCGCGTCAATTACTGGCCCTACTGGTCCAACTGGTACGCAAGGCAATACCGTAATCGGGCCTACAGGACCACAAGGCGTACAGGGCATACAAGGAATACAGGGCGAAGTTGGACCTACTGGCGTACAGGGAAATGTTGGACCTACTGGAAGTGTTGGACCAACTGGAAATATTGGGCCTACTGGTAGTCAGGGCAACCTTGGACCTACAGGACCTACTGGCGCGGATTCCACAATTGCAGGGCCGACAGGCGCAACTGGTCCAACAGGCGCACAAGGTAGCGCATCAACGATTGCAGGGCCTACAGGCCCACAAGGTATTCAAGGTATTCAAGGCGAAGTTGGCGCGGTTGGACCGACAGGCGTACAAGGAAATAGCATTACTGGACCAACAGGACCTACTGGCGCACAAGGCAACGCAATTACAGGACCGACAGGCGCAACTGGCCCGACAGGTCCTACAGGCGCAAATTCTACAGTAGCAGGGCCAACAGGTCCAACAGGACCAACGGGCGCACAAGGCGCAGATGGGCAATCATCATCGTATTACCAATATGATGCAGATACTACGCAAACATCAGGTACGCCGACATCGGGTCATGTGTTTTGGAATAACGCAACGCAAATATCTGCAACTAGTCTTACCTTTAGCCACTTAACAAGCAACGGCATTGATGTTGATTTGTTTTTGGGATTCTTAAAAACAGGCGATAACCTTATCTTGCAAGATGCAAGCAATTCAAACAATTACCAACAATGGGTTTTATCTGCTAACCCAACGGTAGTGCCTAACACTTCAGTAACTTGCCCCGTTACCCTGACAACATCTAGCGGCACGGGAACAACTGGTTTTGCAAACAATCACAATTTAATTGCAATTATTCAATCTATTGGCGTGGTAGGACCGACAGGCGCAACAGGTGCAACAGGGCCTACGGGTGCTGATTCAACGGTTGCAGGCCCTACAGGACCTACGGGCGTTGCAGGACCTACGGGCAGTCAAGGAAATGTTGGACCGACAGGCGCACAGGGAAATGTTGGCGTTACAGGGCCTACAGGACCTACAGGAAATCAGGGAAATGTTGGTCCGACAGGCGTACAGGGAATTCAAGGAATACAGGGCATACAAGGCGAAGTTGGCCCTACAGGACCTACGGGCGCAAACGGCACAAATGGCGCGGTTGGACCGACAGGCGCAACAGGACCTACGGGCGCAGATAGCACGGTTGTAGGACCTACTGGCCCAACGGGGGCAACAGGTGCGGCATCAACGGTAACAGGGCCAACGGGTGCAACAGGCCCAACGGGTGCTGACAGTACCGTTGTTGGTCCGACAGGACCGCAGGGCGTACAAGGAATTCAGGGCGTACAAGGAAATGTCGGACCTACAGGACCTACGGGAAGTTCAGGAACATCAATTACTGGACCTACTGGCCCGACAGGTCCAACTGGTGCTGATAGTACGGTTGCAGGGCCAACTGGACCGACAGGCGCAACTGGTCCAACAGGCACGGTTGTTTATGGCGTGATTGTTGAAAATCTGCAAACCGCAACTGTTAACGAATCATTGCCCGTTGGGTTTAATGGACAATCGATTGGGCCTATCACCGTTGACACGGGCGTTACTATCACCATTGGCACAGGCTCAAAATGGGTCATCTTTAATTATTGAGGAAATCAAAATGACAATCATTATTAACGGCACAAATACACCGACTGCGGGCGCGGTTGCGGTTGGCGATGGCACAACTTTGAACTTTACTGCGGCGGGAACTGCGGGGCAATTTTTGCAAAGTAATGGTGCAAGCGTACCTACATGGGCGACTGCGGCTACTGGTACTGTTACAAGCGCATCGGTTGTTTCTGCAAATGGTTTTGCGGGTACTGTAGCGACTTCAACAACAACCCCTGCAATCACTTTAACAACAAGCATTACAGGAATTATTAAAGGTAATGGTACTGCATTATCAGCGGCTACTGCGGGTACTGATTATGTAACCCCTACAGGCACGGAAACGCTGACAAACAAAACGCTAACAAACCCAATTGTTACTGATTATGTTGAAACACTTAATGCAATTGGAACTGTTACATCATCTAACACATTGTCGTTAACTGGTGGAACTGTACAAACCGCAACATTAACTGCTTCAACTGCTTGCACATTCACAATGCCAACTGCTACGGCGGGTAAATCGTTTGTGTTATTGCTTAAACAAGCGGCATCTACTGGCAACGGCACGGCAACATTTACAGGCGTTAAATGGGGAACATCGGGCGCACCAACAATTACGGCGGGGGCGGGAAAGATGGACATTTTGACATTTATTGCTGATGGCACAAATTGGTACGGAAGCATTGCCCAAGGTTACACCCCATAAGGATTTCACAATGTTTGCTTTTACTAAACTAATGTTGGCAATGAGTTCAGGTGTTCCACAAACACTTGATTACCTTATTGTTGCGGGCGGCGGTTGTGGCGGGTTATATCAAGGCGGTGGCGGCGGTGGATTTAGAACCGATATTGGAATTGCATTTACAACTGCTACAAATTACACAGTAACAGTTGGTGCGGGTGGCGCAGGTGTTTTAAGTGAATCGGCCCCTGGAAATATAAATACTAATAACGGTTCAAATTCTGTTTTTAGCACCATTACATCTGCGGGCGGTGGAGGTGCGGGCGATAACGGTCAAGCAGGTAAAAATGGCGGCTCGGGTGGTGGTGGTGGATGGACTACATTAGTTGCGGGAATAGGTAATACGCCATCTGTTAGCCCATCACAAGGAAACAATGGTGGCTTAAACGCAAACGGTGGTGGTTACGGCGGCGGCGGCGGTGGCGGGGCATCTGTATCGGGCGGTAATGGAACTTCTACAGTTGGCGGTTCAGGCGGTAATGGCACTTCTTCAAACATTACAGGCTCATCTGTAACTTATGCGGGTGGCGGTGGTGGTGGTGGTTTTATAGGTGGCGGGTTTACTACTGGTGGAACAGGCGGTACAGGCGGTGGAGGTAGTGGCTCTGCAAGTGGCAGTAATGCGGGTGTTAATGGAACTGCCAATTTAGGTGGCGGCGGTGGAGGTTCAAGTTACAACGGTGCGTTTGTTACTTCTTCTAAAGGCGGTTCAGGCGTTGTTATTCTTAAATACCCTGCAAGTTATTACATCGGAATTGATGGCGGTTTAAATGCAACGACAACAACATCAGGTCTGTTTAGCATTACTACTTTTACTGCGGGTACGGGCAATGTATCTTTTTATACTGCACCGCAAATTCTAATAAGTTATCTTTTGATAGCGGGTGGCGGCGGTGGTGGTAGAGATGTTGGCGGCGGTGGTGCGGGTGGTGGATTTATACAAGCCACAAATTCTATTACGCGAAACACAAATTACACGGTAACAGTTGGCGCGGGTGGCAATGGGGCTACTACTGGCGGCGGTACTGGTAATGCGGGTAATAATTCTGTATTTTTTAGTGTTACTGCGTTTGGCGGCGGCGGCGGCGGTTCACAATCGCAAAATGGCGCATCGGGCGGCTCAGGCGGGGGCGGGGGCGGTGTTAGCGCAAGAATAGGTGGCTTGGCAATCCCTAGCGACCAAGGAAATAATGGTGGAAGTAGTGGCGGCGTTTATGGGGGCGGCGGCGGTGGTGGCGCAAGCGCAATTGGCGGCGATGGTAGCGCGGTAACGCCTAATACTGGTGGCGTTGGTGGCGCGGGTTTACTATCTACAATTAGTGGCTCATCTGTAACTTATGCGGGCGGTGGAGGTGGCGGTAGTAACGGTGGGCTTAGTGGTACTGGCGGTTCAGGTGGCGGCGGTACTGGTTCTAATTTTGGAACTAGTCCCGCAACCGCGGGTACTACAAATCTTGGTGGCGGTGGTGGCGCGGGAGGAGGTCAAACTGCGGCGGGTAGTGGCGCATCAGGCGGTTCAGGCGTTGCTATATTTAGATACCCCGATACTCTTACAATAAACATTGGTGCAGGGTTAACTGGTTCAACTACTACTGATGGTTCTTTTAGAGTGACAACAATCACGGCGGGAACTGGCAATATTTCTTGGAGTTAAATTTTATGGCACATTACGCATTTTTAGATTTAAACAATATCGTTACCGAAGTTATCGTAGGTAAAGATGAAGGCGAAGGCGGCATAGATTGGGAACAACACTACGGTGAATTTCGCGGTCAAACTTGCAAGCGCACAAGTTACAACACTAGCGGCGGTGTTCATACAAATGGCGGTACACCACTACGCAAAAACTATGCGGGCATTGGTTTTACATACGATGCAACCCGTGATGCGTTTATACCGCCCAAGCCATTTGCAAGTTGGTTGCTAAACGAAACATCTTGTAATTGGGAAGCCCCAACGCCAATGCCTATTGATGGCAAAATGTATTCATGGAATGAAGAACAATTAGTATGGATTGAATTAACTTAACACATTACAAAACATGACAAGAAAATTAAAGATAGCAGTTTACGCAATCAGCAAAAACGAAGAAGAATTTGTAAATCGTTTTTGCGATTCGGCTAAAGATGCCGACATTATCTTAATTGCCGATACGGGTTCTACTGACAGAACGGTAGAACTTGCAATAGAAAACGGCGCGGTAGTTCACGACATTTGCATTTTGCCTTGGCGGTTTGATAAAGCGCGTGATACCGCATTGGCATTGTTGCCGCGTGATATTGATGTTTGTATTTCGCTAGACCTTGATGAAGTAATGATGGAAGGTTGGCGCGAAGAAATCGAACGCGTTTGGCAAGAAAATACTACGCGCCTACGATACAAATTTGATTGGGGTTGCGGCATAAGTTTCTTTTACGAAAAGATACATCACCGTCACGGCTACCATTGGCATCACCCCGTACATGAGTACCCGCGCCCTGATGGTCGCATTACAGAAATTTACGCGCATACCGATATGCTATTGGTTACGCACTTGCCCGACAATACTAAATCCCGCGGACAATATATGCCGCTACTGGAACTTGCGGTTAAAGAAGATGCACATTGCCCCCGTAACGCGTTCTATCACGCACGGGAACTAACTTTCTATGCGCGTTGGCAAGATTCAATCGTAGCCTTAAATAAGTACCTTGCGATGCCTGAAGCAACTTGGCAAAACGAACGATGCTATGCAATGCGTTTGTTGGGTAAGGCGCATGAAGAACTAGGGCAATCAGTAGAAGCGCATAAATGGTATCGCCTAGCGATTGCCGAAGCCCCTAACACCCGCGAACCTTGGTGCGAACTGGCAATGTTCTGCTACCGCCGTAGCCTTTGGGTCGAATGTTATTCTGCGGCGAAATCGGCACTTGAAATAAAAGATAAACAATTAGTTTATACAATGAATCCTGATGTATGGGGCGCACAACCTTGGGATTTGGGTAGCATTTCGGCATGGCATTTAGGACTAAAAGAAGAAGCAACACAACTTTTAGAAGAAGCCATAAAATTAGCCCCTGATGACCAAAGATTGCGAAACAATATGCAATTTATGGATGCCGATTACAAAACCTTTGATAAGGTCGAAAATGCCGACACCGTTAGAAGCCCATGAAGAAATATGCACATTGCGTTATGAAATGCTTTGTGCGCGTATTAAGCGATTAGAAGGCATTATTATCAAGGCTTGCGGGGCTATGCTTTTTGGCATGGCGGGCGTGATTTATTCTTCATTGGTACACTTGAAATGAAAGATTACGCCGTTGCATTTATAGCGGCGGTTTGCATTGTGGCATTTGTCATTTTTGGCACATACATGATTGCTTGGGCAGGGTGGGGGTAAATGCGTTGGTTGCTTGTGGTTTTTCTATCAGCATCACAAGCGGCATCTGATAAGACAGAATACCGTTGTATCCGATGGTCATGGTCGGGTGATGTTTATAACCGCAAAGTTGTTTGCCTTGAGTGGGTGAAAGTTGTACGCAAATGATAGACCCTATAACCGCACTAGAAGGGCTACAGAGTGCCATAGCAGTAGTTCGTAAAGCCGCCAAGATTGCAAACGATTTAGGCGGGTTAGCGGGCGTTGTTGGAAAACTATTTGATGCCCGTAGCCAAGCGACTAGGGCAATGGTTGAAGCCAAAAGGTCGGGCAACAAATCCAACTTTAGCATTGCAATGCAAATAGAAAATGCGTTGATGGAAACGGCTAAGTTGGAATCCCAACTTCAATTGCTTTATATGCAGACAGGCAATATAGACGTTTGGCAGAAGATTAAAGCCCGCGCCGCTGAAATGGATAGAGATGATGCCATAGCCGCCCGTAAAGCCAAAGAAGAAGAACAACGCCAAAAGGATTTAGAAGCCGAGCAAATGCAATGGGCGGTTGCAATTGTCGTTCTTGTTATGTTCATTGGCGCGGTAGGTTGGGGACTTACCCAAATTTCCGAACTATGCGCTACAACAAGGTGCGGGCGGTGAATGAGTACCAAAAACAATTTGACCAATTTCTTAAAATCTTTGTTAGGTTATGTATCGTGATATGGGTGCTTGGTCTGCTGAAGTTCATTCCTGATTCTTTAGCAAATAAGATTGTTGATAAACTTCTTGGAATGATTGGATTAGCATGAATGAAGCAAACGGAAAACACGCGTTGATTGAAAAAGTAGCATTTGCTATTTTGCCTATTTTGTTTACTTGCGTTGTGTACCTAATGAATTCGCTTTCGCATCTATCGCACGAAGTAACAGTTTTAAACAACAAAATAAGTTTGGTAGTAACGTCAGATAACAAGCAAGCAACCAATACGGGTGCTGAACTTGCACGGGAAAAATTGCGGCAAGATTTGGAAAAAGAAATTCAAAAGAACCGTGATGACATCATGCACAACAGGCAAGACATTGCCGTAATTTATGAAAAGATTGGGAAAAAATAATGCTTTCACTATTTTCTACACTTGGCGGTTTACTCATTTCGGGTTTGCCAAAACTACTTGATTACTTTCAAAACAAAGCCGACCAAGCGCATGAACTTGCTTTGGCTAGGATGCAAACAGAACGCGAACTACAGTTAGCCGCCGCAGGGTTTGCCGCCCAAGCGCGTATTGAAGAAATCCGCACCGACCAAATTGCAATGGAAACAGAAGCACAAATGACGGAAGCGGCACTAAAGCATGATGAAAAGGTTTTAGAACGCGCATCTACTTGGGTTGCTAATTA